CCGCAGAAAAGAATGAAATGTACCTTGATGCCGTTGAGAGTTTTGCTACACTAACTTGCCGCGGTATTGATGGTACATGGACCGGTGCGGTTGACATTTCGGATGATGGCTATTTATATGTTGATGACCTGATTCGTGACCGCCAAGAGAGCTTGAGCCCTACCAGACTGGAAAACAGATACCAGGATTATTTGAATATCTTAGTTGACCGTAAAAACGATGGATCTCGTGAATTGATGGTAGGAACCCGTTGGAATGTTATGGATCCATTGGGCCGTCTGGAAAAAGAACACAAGCATGATCCACGGTACAGATTCAGAAAGATACCGGCACTAGATGAAAATGATGAGTCTAATTTCCAGTATGAATATGGCGGTTTCTCTACGAAATATTACAGAGACATGCGTGAAAAGCTGGATCCTAATGAATGGTGGGCGAAGTTCATGCAAAAACCGTTTGTTCGTGAAGGGCTGCTTTTCCCTGAAAATGACTTGAGGTATTTTTACGGATTATTGCCGGAGGGCGGATTTGTTAGAACTGTTACGGCTTGTGATGTTGCTTGGGGTGGTGGAGATAGCCTTTCAATGCCGATAGGAGCTGAATATGAGAACGGAGACGTTTACGTGTTTGATTGGGTATTTAACAAGGGAGCGAAAGAGGTAACACTTCCAATTGTTCAGGGGAAAATTGTTGGAAACAAGATTCAACAAATAAATTTCGAGGCAAACAACGGCGGCGAAATGTATGCGAAATACATCAGCGATGATTTGGCTAGGCAGGGTTATCGCTGCTCAATAACTTCAACAAAAGCTCCAAACAAGATGGCTAAGATGACAAAAATCATTCAATACTCCGGTGATATTAAACGTCGGTTTGTTTTTCTCGCACCTAACAGCCTGATAGATGAAGCAGCAAAACATGATCCACCTGGAGTTCATCGTTACAGGCGAAGTCAAGAGTATGATGCTGCTATGGATGAAACGACAACATTCGTTCAACTTGGCCATAATGATCACGATGATGGGGCAGATTCACTGAGCCAGCTTGAACGTGCAATAGAGGGCGGTTTTAAGGCAGAAGTCAAAGTAATGCCGAGACTGTTTTAGAGAGGGGAGAATGCAATTATGATTAAAATTCTGACAAGAGAATACCTTGAAACCTATGCATATCTGGAATCAGAGATTAAACGGATCCAGCGCCGCCTTAAATATTACGAAGCGCACCCGGCTCAGGCTGCCTATGGCGTGGTAAAAGGATCTATGCAGCAGTTTCCGTTTGCAGAATGCCATTTTGTTGTTTCTGGCCCTACTATCAAAAGTACAGAGCAGCGGAGTAAGGCTGTCCGTCAGCTTGCAATTGATCTGAAAGGGAATCAGCAGCTTTTTGAGGATATGAAACTGGACATTGAAGCATTTCTGGAGTCCATACCGCCGGATGATGTAGAAATGAAGCATATTCTGGCTTTGAAGTATGTTGAGCGGAAAACGGATGAGGAAATTGGCAATGAGCTTGGATTTTCCCGCCGAGCCATCGGTGATAAGATCGACAGATTTTTGAAGAAACAGGTGGAGAAAGTAGAAGCGGTATAGGAAAGGAGTCGGCATTTTCCGGCTCTTTCTTTTGGATATAGTAATTTAACGAGCCATATATTCTATTACCCAGATGACACAGTTTCGTTACAATCTCGCAGCGGTAACATTGTTAGACGCTTACAGTTACAAGCCAATGAAGATACCGTAAGATATTTCAAAAGCACCGATGGCGGTGCTACATGGCCGCTGTGTGAACAACTTGTAAAAATTGCATCACCATACTATAGCGGTATTATTACGTTTACACCATCAACAGTAGGGGCTTGGTGTGCTGATACTGCTCATCCGCTTGTTTTTGCGGCAGGCGGGATTTATATTGGAGTGTTCAAAGTCGCAACAGTAAACAGAAATACCTCGCATTATATGGATGCCCATCTGCAAGATTTGGCAGGAAATATACCACTGTGGGAAAGCGAGGGTGTTTTACCGTTGCCACTTCCAGCCGGAGTTGTTTCATACAGAACCCTTAGTTTGCCGTTTATTTATGTAGCTCCCGCTTCTGGAATAACTCTCTATGCAGGATTCTTCCAGAGCGATAGTATCAGTGAAGTAACTTACGAAGTATCATGGATTCGCATGATTTAGTTATTGCAGCTCAATGTTGGCAATGATGAAAATTTCTGTATTTGCTGTGACGGCCGGATTTCCCAATGCTGTACGTATGAAAAAGTCTGTATAGCCATTTCGATAACTTCCGGCGTAGACATAACCAACCGTTTGAGTTCCTAAGAGCACAAATCCGATTGTATTTACAACATTGCCCTGAATTCGAAATAAAGCTGTATCAACGGCAATTGTAGAATTTATCGGAGAAAGTATCGTAATCGCAAGCGAAATCATTTTTCCTGATATCACCGATGAATTACGAGTCAATGTACCAACCAGTGCCGATATGCCAGAATAATGGGCTGGTTTCATATCGGTTAAATTACTATATGCTGTTAAGATTGCCACAAATGCCGTTTTTGATATGATAGAATGGTAGCATGAAATAGAATGGTTATCGGGACGACCCAGAATGGGCGTCTCTTTTTTTATGCGAGGTGGTGAGTTGTGGCAGCGTTTGAGGGTTGGCTTTTAAAAATCAATGGACAGGTATTTCCTAATGACCTGATAGCATTTGAATCCTATAAGTGCACTCCTGATCAGATTATGGACCTCGACCCATATCGAGATGGGAACGGTGAATTGCACAGAAATGCGCTTCCTCATACAGCCACTTCGGTTGAGTTTTCCACGCACAATATGTATCTCGCAGATGTGGAGCGTCTTAATCAATTTATTCAGCATGGAGCGCGGGTGCAGTGCGATGTTGAATACTGGAATCCGAATACATCCTCATATGTGTCCGGTAGGTTTTATATTGCGGATGTGCCATACGAGATCATAAACGTAGATGAGAAGCGGAAAACTATTCTGTACAAGCCAATAATCATAACAATCACAGAGTATTAAGAGGTG